CGCTTTCTCAGGAGCAATGGCGGAAACAGGTGGTGATTATGAAGCGGCTCAAGAAATACTTAAAAATAAATAATTATGGATCACAATATAAGTAAATTACTAGGTAAGCCTTCACTAGAAGGGCAGGTAGGTGAGTCGCACGTTTGGGACGGACCGTTAGACACCACTGGTTTTCCAATGGGTAGTGGCAGTAGTTCTGGTATTACAGGTATGCAGGTAAAAAAATATCCTTGCAGCTATAAATCCGGGCCAATTACAATGAGAGCAAAAGGATTGTAAGATGAGTTTTAACGATTTTAAACTTTACGCTATAAATACAACTACATTAGGAGTAACAACATTTGCAGAGATAGAAATGGGTTTAAAATTGCTATTGTTAGTGGTAACTATTGGTTACACTATAAACAAATGGATGCAACTTAAAAAGAAAAAATAATGTTTAATTACTTTACTTACGAAGAATTTGATTCGCCTGATGTACAAGGTAGTGGACAAATGATGAGTAAAGATATTATACTTATATTAGATAGTGTTAGAGCTGAGCTTGGAAAACCTATAGATATTAACTCTGGATATAGAACTCTAGCACATAACGAAAAAGTAGGTGGTAAACCTGACTCCTCTCATTTAAAAGGTCTAGCGGTTGATATAGCTTGCAAAGACAGTAGATACAGGTTTGAACTTGTAAGAGAATTAATGGAACACGGTATAGACCGTATAGGTATTGGTAATACTTTCATTCATATAGATATTGATGATAGTAAATCACATGGTAGGATTTGGACATATGGCAACTGATAAGAAAACACTTAAGTGTAACAAACCTCGGCGTACGCCAGACCATAAAACTAAATCACATATAGTTAAAGCTTGCTCTGCAGGCAAAGAAAAAATAATACGCTTTGGTCAGCAAGGTGTAACAACAGCGGGTAAGCCAAAGAGTGGTGAGTCTGCAAAGCAAAAAGCACGACGTGCTAGTTTTAAAGCTCGTCACGCAAAGAATATTAAAAAAGGTAAAATGTCCGCCGCCTATTGGGCTGACAAGGTAAAATGGTAATTATGCACAAAGGACACTACGGACAGTATACCGGTAACGCTAAATGGTCAAAAGATCACGCGCATACTAAAGTAACTAAAGAAAACTACGACGCTACTAAAAAAGACGACGAAGCCCATATGCAATATCTTAAAGAAGATGTGTTGTATGACTCACGTCATGGAGGTAGTGACAAGCAAATGACAGATGACGAGAAGCATATTTCAAAGTTAGCTGGCGATTTAAAATACGATAACAAAAAATTTAAAAAATAATATTATGCCTTACGGAAAAACACCAATGAAAAAGAAAGGATCAATGATGCATATGGAGGGTAAAAACTCTACTCATGTTGATACTGATAAAAACTACCCTAATGATGGTCATTTACATTACAAAGACGGTGAAAAAATATCAACACCAGCGAGAATGAATTATGATTCACCTATGAAAGCAGGTCATTCACCTATGGAAATGAAAGGTTCTTTTATGTCAAAGCACTCAAGCTCAGCACTTCACATGGGTTATTCACCTATGAAAATGGAAAACGTAATTGATCGTGACGCTAAATCTTCTGGCAAAAACCAGTATGATAAATACGGAAAATAAAACAGAGAGGACTGTACAAACCTTAGCCAAACACTAACACTAACACTAACACTAACACTAACACTAACAAAAATGGCACAATTTTTAAAAGTAGAATCTTTAGCAGCTGGTCAAGCAGTTACTTTGATTCCAATTTCAGAGATAGCAGGTATGCTAGCAACATCAGATGCAACAGATACAACACTAGTAATTACTATGAAAACAGGAACTCCTGGAACATATACTATTGTAGTAGCTGATCCATTAGGAGGTTTAAATTCAATGTACAAAGCGTTTAATGATGCTATTGTAGCTAATCCAGGTGGAGTAGTATCTACCGTTGTACCGCCTTTGACGACTGCTCAAGCACCGGAATCTCAATCAGGTCAAGCTGGTAAAATTCTAATTACTCAACAAGCAGTTTACACTCAATTCGCAAGCTGTACATTTGCTGCATAATTATGAAATCTAGAGGTTTAGGAGACGATATAGAAAAGTTTACTAAAGCTACTGGAATAAAAACCGTAGTAGATAAAGTCGCAGAGGGTTTAAATATCCCCTGCGGCTGTTCTGCTCGTAAAGAATGGTTTAATAAAAAGTTCCCAAACAAACTATAATGGCTTTTAAACTAAACAACAAACCTTACTCAGGAGACAACACGCCAGTGTATAGGGTAGATATGGAAGATGGGGTTTTAGGTAAAGCTAATAACAACGGAACTGTAATCTTAAGACAGGGTATGACGCCTGAACAAGAAGATGAAGTTATAAACCACGAAATGGTTCATATAGATCAAATGCGTAGAGGTGATCTTGATTATGACGATAAATATGTATACTGGAAAGGTAAAAAAATACCAAGATCTAGTATGAACGAAGGAGCTAAAAAATTACCATGGGAAAAAGAAGCATATAGAAACGCGTAATAAAAAAAACAAAATAAAACAAAATGGCATACAAACAAAGTCCAGCTTCGTTTATGAAGCATAAAAGCAGCGCTGTAGGATATATGGCGCAGGGTTCAGCAGCTTACATGCATGGCCCAGGTGGGACACATCCAGATCCAAAAAAGAAAAAACCAACCACAACTTTAAAAAACGCTCTCGCTTCTGATGAAGACTACCAAGTAGTTCCTGGCTTTGAAGAAAGACTAGGAGGGGAATTAGAGGAGGTTACATTGACAGCATCTGCTAAAACTAATAAACAAAAAACACAAGAAAAAAGAGCTGCTAATAAAAAAAAGCGAAGAAATACTTACTCTAAAACAGGCATGGCTATCCAAACTCTTGGAACTTTTTTACCAGGAGGAGGCGGAAAGTATAAACGTAGACAATTAGAGAAAACAGCTCGTAAAGGATTGTTTTAATATGAATAAAATTCTTCAATTTATAACTGGAGGTCTCATTAAAGATGTTGGTAAAGTTATAGATAACTTAACAACTACAGATGAAGAAAGGCTTGCGGCTAAACTAAAAATTGAAGAGTTGCTAGAGCAAGCAGATAAAGATGCTCAAGACCAAGTAACAGCAAGGTGGGAATCGGATATGAACTCTGATTCCTTCTTGTCTAAAAATATACGACCAATGGTTCTTATATACCTTACTGTTGTATTCACTATACTATCTTTTTTCGATGGTAATGTAGGTGAATTTAAAATAGCAGAGCAATATATACCAATATTTCAGTCGTTACTTATAACAGTATACGGCGCTTACTTTGTAGGGCGTACGTGGGAAAAATCAAAAAAAATAAATAATAATAAATAATTATGGGAAAATTTGGAATCAGTGATAGCATAGCTGGCAAAGCGATGAGAGCTGTAGGAAAAACAGGAACTCCCAATGCTAGACCTGCTTGGGTTTTTGAAAATCAGTCAGGTGATTTAGGTACGTATTTAAGCGGATCTGTAGTCTGGTGCGGTATAGCTGGTAGTTTAAATGTTATACCTAGTGGAATAAGTTTATCTTCTGTTAAGACACTAGGTGACATATCTGGTGGTACTAATTATACTAACACAACAGCAGCGACAACTTGCTCGAACAACATGGCGCAAGGTTTAACTGTTGATGTAACCCAAACAGGCGGTGTTATAACTGGCTTGGTTGTAAACAATGCTGGGTCTGGATATAATGCAGGTGATATAGTAACTATAGTTGAAGCCGGAAGGCCAGGGGGATCTACAGATGCTACTGCTGTTATCAAGGAAGTTAATCAAGGTGTTCCAATTGCCGCTCAATCAATAGAATTTAAAGTTCAAGCCGGCAGCGTTTTACCTATAGCCATAGACTACATAACAAGTTTAACTACAATAACAGAAGCAGACATAGTTATATGTAAATAACTAACATACAAGTGACTATATAAGTATAAATAATTAATTTAAATTAAATCAAATGTCAAAAATTACAGAAGAGCAATTAAAAAAAGTTCAAAAACAACAAGAAGACCTAGGCGTTATATTAAACCAAATAGGAGCTTTAGAAGCTAACAAGCATTCATTGCTACACAAGATAGCGGGAATTAACGAAGAAATTGAAGCTACTAAAGTTGAACTAGAAGAAGAATACGGATCTATAAATATAGACCTTAAAACAGGTGAGTATACTATTATCGAAAAAGAAGATAACGGTGAACTAGCTGTAGTTAAAGCAGAAGACTAAAATGAATTCTGTTATAAGAAAAATCAGTATTGGTTCTGATTATAAAAACGATGCGATGCATTATTCGGTGGGTCAGCAAGTATATGGTGGTCACGAGATATCGCATATTTTATTTGAAGATCATGATAGTTCTTATAATATTCATATAAAGAAAAACAACGAGGTATTGCCATGGAAGAAGTTTAATTCTAACATGGCTATATCTGTTGAGTATGATTTAGAATATTAATGAAAAGTGTATATGAATTTATCATAAAACCAATTGGAAAAGTTTATGATAACTCTATAGATGTAGATGGTAAAGAACTTTTACTAAACACTAGTATAGATAAACACAAGTTTGTAAATAATAAAGCTGTTGTTGTTTCAATACCAGCAGCTTTTAACACGCCTATAGAAATAGGTGATGAAGTTATAGTTCATCATAATATATTTAGAAGATACTATAACATGAAAGGTAAAGAAGTTAATAGTAGTAAACATTTTAAAGACGATCTTTACTTTTGTCAATTAGATCAAATATATTTATATAAAAAAATATACAAATGGCATGCGTTTGCTGATAGATGCTTTGCGATGCCTATTAAAAATAATAATGATCTAGAGCTAGATAAAGAGCAAAAGCTTATTGGTATACTAAAATACGGTAATAAGTCCTTAGAAGCTAAGGGAATAAACGAGGGAGATACTGTAGGGTTTACACCTAACAGTGAGTTTGAGTTTATCGTAAATGACCAACGGCTTTATTGTATGAAATCAAATGATATTGTAATTAAGTATGAGCACCAAGAAAACCAAGTTGAATATAATCCAGGCTGGGCAAAGAGCAGTTGAGGAATTAATTAAGGTAGCTAAAGAACCTATTATAGATTCAGATGATGACATCTCGGCTGATCGTTTAAAGAACGCGGCTGCAACAAAAAAGTTAGCTATATTCGATGCGTTTGAAATACTTAATCGCATCGAAGAGGAAAAGAATATGCTTGAAGATAAACCAAGCGATAGTAAACAAAAATCCTTCAAGGGTTTTGCAGAAGGTAGATCTAAATAATGTACAAGCAAACTTTATTTACTGTACTTGCAGACCACGTAAAACCTCACGTGCTTAAAAGAAATAACAAAAGCAAAAAGTGGGAGTACGGTTATAACAAAGAACACGACATGGTCGTTATAAGTAAGACTGGTCAAATAGGTGATGTATATGAAATACAAAACCTTAAAATAGCATTACCACCTTTTAAAGGTAAACTAAACGAGGATAAAGACAGATGGTCTAAAGAAGAATATCCTAAAGAATTAAATAAAATAAAAAGTGTATTTGAGTGGAATAAATACCCGGAGCACTTTAAAGAAAGATGGTATGAGTATATTGACGAAGAGTTCAAGCGTCGTGATGAAGGTCACTGGTTCAATAACAAAGGTGTTGCTACTTATCTTACTGGTACTCACTACATGTACTTGCAGTGGAGTAAGATTGATGTTGGGGCAGCAGACTTTAGGGAGTCAAACAGATTATTCTTTATATTCTGGGAAGCTTGCAAAGCAGACACGAGATGCTACGGTATGTGCTACCTCAAAAACAGAAGATCTGGATTTAGTTTCATGGCATCAGGGGAAACTGTTAACCTTGCAACAATATCAAGCGATGCAAGATTCGGTATCTTATCAAAATCAGGGGCTGATGCTAAAAAAATGTTTACCGACAAAGTAGTACCGATATCAATTAACTACCCTTTCTTTTTTAAACCAATACAGGACGGTATGGATCGTCCTAAAACAGAGCTTGCCTACAGAGTACCAGCTTCAAAGTTAACTCGTAGAAAGTTAGATCAAGGTGAAACACCTGATGAAGTAGTAGGGCTTGACACTACTATTGACTGGAAAAATACAGGTGATAACAGTTATGATGGTGAAAAACTAAAACTGCTTGTACACGATGAATCAGGTAAATGGGAAAGACCTGATAACATACTAAACAACTGGAGGG